TAGAGCGGGACACCGTCCACGGTCATCGCTGGATTATTCATGGCTCGTTCTCCGCATCAGTCACTTGCCCGGCGCGTATCCTCTCGCCTATAACTTCCGGCGCGGCGTTTGCTTCAGAGATTCCACGCGGCACATCATCGCCAATAACCCACCACCATTGCTGATCAACATCCCATTCGGCGGGCTGCCAATCATCCTCGGCAGAAAGCTTCACCCAATAATATCCAGCGTCTCGCATCAGTCCGACACGTCGATGTTGCCCTGACCATCACGGCTGCCGGCGCGCATTTTCTCGCGCTCAAGCTCTTTCTCGGCAGCCAGTTCCATCATCCGATACTGGTGATCCATCTCCATCTTTTCGCGCTGGATGATCATCTGATTACCCGCCGCCTCGCGATCCACCGCCGCCTTCAATTGCGCGGCCTCCAGTGCCGTGCGCGCGTCCAGGTCCGCCTTGTAACGGGCGATCTCCGCGTCCTGCATGGCTTGCTGCTGATCGGCTTCGGCCCGCATCTGGGCTTCCTGCTGAGACTGCTGGGCCTTGGCCTGCATCTCCGCCTGTTTCATTTGCATTTCGGCCTGCATCTTGGCCTGTTCGGGATTCGGTTGCGGCTCAGGCGGCGGCAAGGTCTTCGGATCGGTCATGTACCGTTCGATCCGCTTCAAGCCGGCAGCCTCGATCACATCTTCAGTGAGGTTGTAGACATTCTCTGGCGAGATCAGGCGACCGAACTCAGGATCACCCCGGAAGCCGCCAAGCAAGCCAACAACCATCTGAAGCGACTGCATCTGCCGATCTTTGTTCCCCGTGCCGAGACCGACGCGGGCGGACATATCAAAGCGGTCCTTCCACTCTCGCGGATTGACCGGAACGTATTTGTCACGCAAGCGGATGATCGTCTTGCGCTGGCTGTATCGGCTGGCTGCTTCGATGATCAGCCAGAACATGCGCTTGACGCCTGTCTCCGCGAAGATGCGCGCGATCAGCTCAATACGCTCATTGCTCGCTTCGGACTGCTGCATCGCCGCCGTGGCGCTCTCGTTCTGGAGCTTGTTCGCATCCAGGCCCACGCCGAACTTGTTGACCCCCGTGCGGGCCATGCGCTTGCGATCGATATAGTCGATCATCGGGAACGACTGACCGCCGACAAATTCGGTATTCAGCGGCGTGACCGAGCTGCCCTGCTCGCCTCGCACCACCCCACCGGGTCGGCTGGTCAGCATGTCATCCATATTGATGCTGCCGACGATGAAGTTGCGCGGGTTGTTGGCCAAATACAGGCTGTCGAGCGATTGACGGAGGATCGTCGAGTGCACCAACTGAAGATCCATCACCAGATCAGCCAGCGACATACCGGTGTAGCGATGCGGAATCGGGACCGGCGTAACCGACGCAAAGGGGATAACCGGAACCTCCGGCGCTGCTCCCCACTCGGGGTGATCAAGGATCGTGCCGTTGCCGTCAGACCCGCCCGCAAGCGTGACGCGGCGAAGCTCCGTAATGCCGTCATCGTCCACATCCACCAGGATGTAGCAGTCCGTCACCCACACATGACGTGCCATCCAGTCCTGGTCGAACGGCTGGCCTTCGTTGCCCTGGTTGTCGTATCGAACCTGAGCTTCCGGCGCATAGGACAGGTCGTCGTCATCACTGGACAGGCTTTCGACATCCTCGCGTCGATAGCCTTCCGCGATCAGGTCGGAGATCGTCACCCGGCGACGGTGGAATACCCCGCCCTCGTCCTCGCTGATCCGCCTGCTGTTGCGCGATACCAAGAACTCTTCAGGCGGAACCGCCGCGATGCGGACCTGGCTCTTGTCGTCGTCTCGCTCAATCGTGACGTCATACAGATACGGGATTTCAAACCCGGCCTGCGCGGCCATCATCAACGCGCCCTCACCCTGCATCTCAGCGGGCATGGCGTCCTGGTCGGCATACTTCTCTGATTTCGTGACGCGCCATCCGCCCGACTGCAACACGGCCACCTCTTCGGCGGTCAGGCCCTTGTGGCGCTTGCGCTCCGGTACCTTGCGGTCGTCCCACCAGACCTTAACGACGCCGTTCTTCTGAAGCAGTGCGTCGAAGAACTGATCGTATAGCGTCTGGAAACCATCGTTCTGGCTCCAGAAAACATAATTGCAGTATTCGGTGGCCTGCGCCGCCGCTTCCGCATCGTCCTGATTGCGAGGCTCGAATTTCACAACGTCATCGCCAGCGGTGAAGATCCGCATCAGCGACGGCATCGACCACATAACCGTTTCCATCACGTCGCGCGTGACGACGGAGGATCGACCCCGCACTTCGTTACCGTAGGGCTTGCCAAGGAAGTACTCGAACGCCTCTGCCCGCTCCTGTGCGACATCACCATGGGCATAGGTGATCGCGTTCGCCAGTTCCCCGTTCGCTATCGCTTCAAGCTCTCCAATGGTTTCTGCTGAGAGCTTTTCGCGAACGTATGGCATCAGGCGCTCTCCGTTTCGGCACAGCGCGCCATGGCAACAAGGCGCTTGGCAAGAACCCTTGCGTCCTCTGGTGTTACCTCAAACCACCCCCACGACAATGTGTCTTCGGATGAATAACTGACCACCACGCTGTCGGCGGACGCATAACAGGCAACGGGCACGCTCTCCCAAAACTGATCTACGCCCTCGATAAAGGGTTTCTTGCGTGCCTCGTACTCCATATCTTTGAGATTGTGATATTGCTCCGATCGAAGGCCCTCAAGATTTCGCCTCCGATTTTGGTAACGCTCCATGGATTGAACGTGCGCATCAAACTCGTATGCGAACAGCACACCCGGCACATTTAGCGCATCGTCGCGCACGCCAAGCCATCCACCATCAACCCACGCAACGACGTGCTGGTGGCGTCCCTCGTACATACGCTTCATCAGGCCGCCTCATCCTTACGCGGACGCCCCGGCCCACGCTTGGCCTCAAGATCCCGAATGCGGTCCATCGCCTCGTCCAGTTGCTTTTGCAGCCGACCGCACGCCTCCTGCGCCCGATCCGCACGCTGTCGCGCGTCCCGGATCTGCATCTGAAGGCCCGACAGGTTGATCAACGTCATACGAACACCTCTTCTGGGATCTGATAATCCAAGGTCTTGAACGCCGCGCTCTGGCTCTCCACCATGTCGAGACCCATGGCGAGGTAGCGGAAAGCGTCGGCAGGATGGCTTGCCCAATCGTGCTTCGGGTGCGGCTTCAGCGTCTTGAGCTTCTGATCCCACTCGGATTTGTACTCACGAAGTGCCGAGATGCCATGGCTGCACTTGGCCCGGTCAAACCAGCACCTCGACAGGATCGAGCGCGCCGCGTTGATGCCTTCCGCCACACGCTGCTGCGGAACAACCTTGATTCCGTCCAGCCCTAGACTGCGAAGCGTCTCCACCCGTGTGCGGCCCGTGCCAAGCTCGGTCACGTTCACGTCATGGGGCAGAAGGTGGTTGCCGTATCGGTAGCCCTTGCCCTGCAATTCGCCGACGTAGTGGTCCAGGCCCACGCCCGATGATGTGTAGAAGTCGATCAGCCGGATCTCACGGCCAACGCTCTGAAAGAACCAGATCGACGTGTGATCGGAGACGCCCAAATCCCAAGCGGTGTGAACCAGGTGGCCCTTCTCGTAGGGCACGCCAGCAATCCGGCCCTGAGCATCCGCCTCGCTCATCTCCAGAGCGTAGTACGAACCCAGGACAGCCGCATCGAAGCTGCAAAAATACTCCTGACGGAACAGCGCGCGGCCTAGCTCGCGGCCATATTCCCGGATGTACTCCTGTTCCTCGTCCTTGAGCTGCTCGTCCTGGAATACCCCGGTCTTATCTGCCGGCAGGATCTCGGCAAACCACTTCGGATCGTCCACCGCTGCATCGTAAATCGTGCGCCCGTGGTTGTTGCCGCGCGGTGTGTAGTTGAACAGCGCCCAACCGCCATTCTCCAACAGGATCGGGCGGACGAAGGCCCATGCACTCGGGTTGGCGATAGCCCATTCGGAGAAGACCACGCCGCGCGGCGTCGATCCTACCAGGCTGTTGAAGTTGTCAGACCCCACAAGCTGCCATGTCGAGCCGTTGACGAACTCGATCATCATTTCTTGCTGGCGTGTCGTGCGCCGTAGCTCCATCGGAAAGGCTTCATCAATGCGCTTGCGGCCCGTGTGCGGGTTGACCGCGTCCCAGATCGCCTTGCGGGCCTGCGCGGCCTCGGGGAGCATGTGCCAGTAGTTGCCCACCGCCTCCAGCGCGGCGACGCTTGCCCAGCGCATGCAGAACTCGTCCTTGCCGGCGCGACGATGCCAGACCGCAACCGCGCGCTTGCCCCCATTCTCTAAGTATTTCCAGACCGGTTGTTGATACTCACGCGGACGCCAACCGCCCGCCGGGATTTCAATGTCCACCGATCCAAACGCCCAAACGCTGCGGTACGTCTAGTTCGTCAGTAATCCAGTGGCCTCGGTATTCTCCAAAGTCATCATCAATCGATGTCGTCGACATCTGAGACCTGCGATTGAGATACGACACTTTCTGCACATCCCAGGACCGCACCTGACCAGCCACCCGCTTGACCGTCAGTTTGGTCGCCTCTGCAATCTTGTCGTTGCTCACCCCGCCAAGATGGGCTGCGATGACTATTTCGCACTGGATAGCAGCAAGGCCCTTTCGGAGAACCTTCTCAGCTTCTTGGCGCAGCATCACACGATGAATACTTTTCCGCTCCAGCGCAGCGACAGAATAACTCGGGTCTGCCTCTGGGACCCAACGGCTATAAGTGCGATCCAGGTGAACCGCACGTTCGATGTTGTATGGTGTTGCGCCCGTTACGCGGCTTATTGCTGAAACCGTCTCACCACCACGATGCGCCAAACAAATCAACTCTGAGACCAAATGGTTCAAAGCCACCGACCTAATCGGCACAGTATCAATCTCCATAGAGCACTTCGTCCAAACGTACGTATTCACGATCAACAGCCGCCGCCGCTATTGCGGGGAGAGACATCTCCATGAATGCCCGTTCAGCGCACGGGAGCCAGTCGCCTGGATGAAAATACCGATCGGCATATGCGCCCAACCTGCGATGCACATCCCTGTACGGAGAATCCGGCGCGCTTTTCGTGGTTCGGTAAACAGAAGACCGCGCCTGTATTCGCCGCGCGTCCACATGCAGCCTCTTTGACACATCAACCCAAGAAATGCCGCTATCGATTGCCGCTAAAGCCAATTGACCCCGAAGCATGTCAAACGCAGCGCGTGGGTCGTTCGGATATGCGTTCACCCCAGTTTCCTGATCGTGACGGTCATGCTCTGGATCTCACCCTCGGTCAGCTTGCCCAGCGCGGACCATGCGCTAACCCGCGCTCCGTGGGTCGCGCCCTCACCGTGGAACGTCGCTTCTGTCAGCAGACCCTGGAGAATGCGCTCGCGTGTGATGCCCGCCTTTTCCGCGCTCTTTCGCTGCCCTTCTGCAATTGCGTCGGAAACGCCAACATTCTCCAACAACCTTGGCCCCTGAGAGTGCGCCGTCTTGGCGCTGTAGCCCGCACGGATGGCGGCTTGCGTGGCGTTGCTGTCAATGAGGTATTCCTGCACGAAGCGTTGTTGCTTCGGGGTCATGGTGCGAGTCCTTATTCAGGGTGTTCGCGTGTCAGTGCGGCACGAAGCCGCCTATCACTGGCCTAGCTTCGATTACCGCTTACAAATTTCTGGAGGATATCGCAAATCTACCTTCCGGCTCCCCGCACGTCAATAGTTAGTGCTGTGAGCTGTTCCCATCTCAGGACCTGCATATCCCCGCACTCCGAGGGCGACGGCAGCGCAGGCAAGCTCGACAGTCAGGGGAATGGCCATCGCGCCGCTCTCGTACTTCTGGACGGAGCTGTGCGATACGCCGATCGCCTTGCCTGCCGCTTTCTGCGACAGACCCAAGTGCTTGCGCCATGCCTTGAGGGCGGCGGGTGTCATTCGGCGCCCTCGTCAATCTGACCACCGCCGTCCTTGATCGTGAGGACCGTGGCGATGTAATGGTCCATCACGACATCTCCCCAATCTTCGCG